AGATGACATACCTGCACAGTTAAGTGAAGGAGAGTTTGTATTCCCTGCTGATGTTGTTAGATACATCGGTCTTGAAAAACTAATGATGATGAGACAAGAAGCTAAACAAGGACTAAAGCAAATGGAAGCTATGGGTCAAATGGGTAATAGCGAAGAGGCAACTATGCCTGATGATTTACCTTTTGATGAAACAGACCTTGACATAGAAGATGATTTAGAATATAATACAGGGGGAGTTGTACAGGCACAACAAGGCACATTTGTACAAAACCCTGTACCAATGGGATACGCACAATTTCAAAATCAAGGTATAGACCCTAATGCACAAGATATAAGGCAAATACAGCCTAACATGGCAAGAGGTGTGTATAGACCTGATGTTGGTAGAGTATATGGTGGATTTGGTGGTCAGCAATACACTCCTGTATCTTTTCAAGATTTACTAGGCTCAAGTGCTCAAGGAGCACCTCAAACAGAGTTAGTTAAATATTTTAATGAAAAGACAGGTCAGACACGCATGATACCACATATAGTAAATGCTGATGGTACAAGAGGAAATTCTATATATCCTGTACCTGAAGGCTTTGCTATACAAGAGCCAACAGAAGAAGAAAAGAAAAAAGAGCCAGACCCAGTTAAAGTTCCTAGTGCCAAAGTACAAGACAGTGGGGGTGATTCTGATGATTCAGGAGTTGGTGACTTAGGTGGTGCAAGAACAACTATAGGTGGAGAAGAGTTTGCTATATCTTATGGATTAGACGGAACTGTCTCTATAACAAGTGTTGATGAGTATAACAAAACAGGTAAAGTAAACTTTACTGAAGTTACTCCTGCGATAGCTGAAGCAATCAAATCTCAAACTTTAGGGCAGTTATCAGCATTAGGTAAGGGGTTTGGTCTTAAAACAACAGTCTTTGCCGAACTTGCAAAGAAAATGGGTGTAGATACACCGAGATATGATAAATTAGGTAATTTAATAGATAAAGGAAAGGCAGCCACTAGAACACTAGAAGCCATCAGAAACAAAGATGAGAAAGCACTTTTTGGTAGAGAAGTAGGTATGTTTTCTGAAAGACAAGGTTTTGATTCCATGAGTAGACGAGATATGGAAAGAATGCAAGAAAATATAGAAAAGGGTGGAACTGAAAAATTTACAGAAAAAGATGTTGATAGATTAGGTTTAGCTTTTGATAGAAAAGAAGAAAAAGAAAGACAGGAAGCACAAGCAGCAAAAGAGAAGGCAGAAAGAGAAGCATATTTAGCCGAACTAGAAGCTCAAAAAACTGCTAAAGAAAAAGCAGAACAGGCTAAAAGAATGGCAGACGCAGAAAGAGATAGACGAGAAAGAGAACGTAGAGAACGAGAGCAAAACAACCAAAACTACGATTCAGGTAATGACAACTATGGTGGTGATTCCTCTATAGGTGGAGAAGGTGGACTTGACGCATCATCAGGAGTTGGTGGTGGTGGTGGTTGGACTGCTACAGGTGGATTTATCAATAAAAAGAAAATGATAATGCACAAAGGAGCACCTAAGAAAAACAAAAGAATGAAGCGAGGTGGGTTAGCTTCACGTTAATAACCCACAGTAGATGGCTACTTATCCCCCAACAATAATTGGCTACGATAACCCCAAGGAGTAAACAATGGCTGAACAGGCACAAGAGATGGTGGTAGATGCTACACCAACAAAAAAAGCATTCATAAACAAGCGTTCTACTCACGAAGAAAGAATTAAGAAAGATGAGGAAGAACTACAAAAGTTAATGGAAGAAGCAAAAGGTGAAGCCGAACCTGTTGAAGAAGCGAAAACAGAGGATGAGGAAGAACCGAAGAATGCTGAAGAAAGAACTTTCAAAAAGCGTTATGGAGACTTACGAAGACATTCCCAAGAAAAAGAGAAAGAGTTCCAAAAGCAACTTGATGATTTAAAAGAACAGCTAACCAAAGCAACTAGAAAAGAAATAAAGTTGCCTAAGTCTGACGAAGATATAGAAGCATGGGCAGCAGAATATCCTGATGTAGCTAAGATTGTTGAAACTATTGCCATGAAGAAGGCAAGAGAGCAGTCAGCAGAATTAGAGACTAGGATACAAAAGATAGACGAAATGTCTGTAGAAGCTAAAAAAGAAAAAGCTGAAGCAGAACTTATGAGGATTCATCCTGACTTTAGTGATATTAGAGATAGTGATGAGTTCCATGATTGGGCAGATGAACAGCCTAAATGGGTACAGGATGCACTTTATGAAAATGACAATGATGCAAAATCAGCAGCTAGAGCAATCGACCTCTACAAAGCAGATAAAGGAATTAGCGTCAAGACTAAGGGCAAGAGTAATAAGAGTGCTGCTACGGAAGTTAGGACAAAAGCTGAAAAGTCTGTTCCTGATGCCGAAGGTAAAACTACAAAGATTTTAGAGTCTGACGTACAAAAGATGTCTGCAGAGCAATACGAGAAAAATGCAGATATTATTATGGAATCTATACGTTCAGGTAACTTTATATACGATTTATCTGGTTCAGCTAGATAAACAGTTGACAAATAGATATTTATAAGTATAACTATTATCAACTAAAGATGTGACCTCTCCACGTGGACAACTCACATAATACACTACACTTGAAAGCCTACCTAATTGTATGAGCCTACGTTTGATTAGCTATCAAAGGTACAACCTCAAATACTGTTAGCCGATGACGAGTAAATTTAGCACATTTTGTGCATTTGTTAAATTTTCAAAATGGAGATGAAAATGGCATTTAAAACTGCAGCAGGTTACGGAAATCTGCCTAATGGTAATTTCTCCCCAGTTATTTACTCTAAGCAGGTTCAGTTAGCCTTTAGGAAGAACTCCGTTGTTGAATCAATTACAAACTCCGATTATTTCGGAGAGATTAGCAACATGGGTGACTCCGTAAAAATAATAAAGGAGCCAGAAATCACTGTTAAGGAATACGCTAGAGGTGCAAACGTGCAACCTCAAGACCTTGACGATGAGGACTTCACATTGACTATTGACAAAGCAAACTACTTTGCTTTTAAGATAGACGATATTGAAGAGGCTCACAGTCACGTAAACTTCTCTCAAATGGCAAGTGACAGAGCAGGTTACAGACTAAAAGACAACTTTGACCAAGATGTTCTTGGTTACTTGTCAGGATTTGCACAAGCATCTAACAATGCTGTAGCAAGTTCAGCAAACTCAACAGTTAATGGAACTAAGTCAGTATCAACTGCAGGTTCAGACGAATTGTTGACAAGCATGAAGCTAAGAAAAGATAGTTTTGGTAACATCACTACTAGTAGTGCAGGTGACCACTCTATCCCAATAGCTCCAAGACTAGGTGGTGCAACTGCTCAAGCAACTGCTACTGCTACTCCTTTACAGGTTATAGCAAGAATGGCAAGATTACTTGATACTCAGTTCGTAGACACTGATGGTAGATGGTTAGTTCTACACCCAACTTTTATTGAAGTTCTAAAAGATGAAGACTCTCGTCTTCTAAATGGTGACTTTGGTGAGTCAGGTGGATTAAGAGCAGGTCTATCTGTAGGAAAGATACATGGCTTTGACGTATATATGTCAAACAACTTACCTGCAGTTGGAACAGGTCCGGGTACATCTGGAACTGCTAACCAAAACTCTAACTATGGTGTTATCGTTGCAGGACATAGTTCAGCAGTAGCTACTGCAGAGCAAATCAACAAGACAGAGACTTATAGAGACCCTGATTCTTTTGCTGATATTGTTCGTGGTATGCATTTGTATGGTAGAAAGATTCTTCGACCTGAAGCAATCGTTACTGCCAAGTATAACGTAGGGTAAGGAGATTAGATATGGCAACTTTTGATTTAACCTCAAAGGATACCACAGGTATCTTTTCTGACTCTATCGTGGCTATGCCATCAGCTAAGAATACTAACGTAATGAGAAATATTGAGGCTTACCTTGATATTGATGCATTAGTAGCAGCAGGTGGTAGTTTCTCAGACGGAGACATCTTTCAGGTGTTAGAAATCCCTGCAAATACTCTAGTCTTAAATGCAGGTGCAGAAGTGATGAAAGCATTCACAGGCAGTTGTACTCTTGACATGGACTTTGCAGCAGGAGATGACATTATTGATGGTGCAGATATAACCTCAACAGGTTTTTGTGCAGCAGGAAGTAATGGTCAAACTAATACTATTGTAGGAAGTGCAGCTTCAACT